ATGCTCACCGTTAAGCAGATTGAAGCAGCAAAGCCGAAAGAAAAACCATACCGCCTACTCGATGGTAATGGCCTGTACCTTTATGTCCCTGTATCAGGGAAAAAGGTATGGCAGCTTCGCTACAAGATTGACGGTAAGGAGAAAATCCTGACTGTCGGAAAATATCCGCTTATGACTTTGCAGGAAGCAAGGGATAAGGCATGGACTGCGAGGAAAGACATCTCGGTTGGCATCGATCCAGTAAAAGTGAAAAAGGCTTCGTCTAACAACAATTCCTTTAGTGCAATATACAAGGAATGGTACGAGCACAAGAAGCAAGTCTGGTCAGTAGGCTATGCGACTGAACTTGCCAAAATGTTTGATGACGACATTTTGCCCATCATCGGCGGTCTTGAGATTCAGGATATTGAGCCGATGCAACTGCTGGAAGTAATCCGCAGATTTGAAGATCGCTGTGCAATGGAACGAGCCAATAAAGCCCGCAGAAGATGCGGCGAGGTTTTTCGTTACGCTATTGTCACCGGAAGGGCTAAATATAACCCGGCACCTGACCTTGCAGACGCCATGAAAGGATACCGCAAGAAGAACTTCCCGTTTCTTCCAGCAGACCAGATCCCGGCATTCAACAAAGCACTGGCAACATTTTCAGGAAGTATCGTATCGCTCATTGCGACCAAAGTCTTACGCTACACAGCCCTAAGAACGAAAGAGCTTCGTTCCATGCAATGGAAGAACGTCGATTTTGAAAACAGGATTATCACCATCGACGCCAGTGTGATGAAGGGACGCAAGATTCATGTGGTCCCGATGTCGGACCAGGTGGTTGAACTTCTCACTACGCTAAGCTCAATCACCAAACCAGTCTCAGAGTTTGTTTTTGCCGGGCGCAACGATAAGAAGAAGCCAATCTGCGAGAACGCGGTATTGCTTGTGATCAAACAAATCGGCTATGAGGGTCTGGAAAGCGGTCACGGATTCAGGCATGAATTCAGCACGATTATGAACGAGCACGAATGGCCTGCTGACGCTATTGAAGTGCAGCTGGCACATGCCAACGGCGGATCTGTGCGCGGTATTTACAACCATGCGCAGTATCTCGATAAGCGCAGAGAAATGATGCAGTGGTGGGCGGATTGGCTTGATGAGAAGGTGTCATAGGGAAGCAGAACAAAGCATTGCAAACCGATGCAAAGCATTGTGTGTACCACGTTACAGTTAATGAAAAACAATCATAAATGTCAATGATGTACATCTGAGAACCACATGCATAAAACATGATTTCATTGGCTGATCAGAAGCTTCTCAAGTGCTACACTATCCAAGTCTGTTTTCGTCACGGTTAACTGACAAACAGGGCCCGGCTATGAGATTAGTTGGGCCTTGCCATATTGGTGGATGGTGTTATGTGTACTTATCAGTAAAAACAAGCATATATCATTATTTTGGTAATCATTTTCATGGTGAATTTCAATGCCGCTTTATAACTACCAATTGTCTTTCTTTTGCATCTATTTGGTCATGCTTGCTGTACCAATAATGGCAACATCTATTTTCATTAGAAAGTCTACAGATCAGGGCAAAATTCAGTACATTGAAGGACTCAGGGGTTTTGCATGTATCGCCGTTTTCATCAACCACTCTGCTTACGCCATTGGTGATATGTTGATAAAAACTAAGAATATTGATTACTCTAACTTTTATCTTTTCAGCCAATCTGGTGCCTTGGGTGTTCAGATATTTTTTTGCATAACTGGATTTCTGTTCTCTTCAAAAATACTTTCAAATAATAAAATAGACTTTACATCATTTTACGCAAAAAGAATAAAGAGATTAGTTCCATTATATCTATTTACCGCTACTTTAATATCTGTAATATATTTTTCACAGATGTTAGGGAAATTAGACCTTCCTTTATTTGTCACTCAATTACTTAAAATATTTGGGTTTGGTTTTTTTGGAACTGAGCTATACTGGGGCGCACATAGAGATGCTACTTTAAATATAGTATTGTGGACACTCCCATATGAGTGGAAGTTTTATGCATCTATCCCATTCTTAGCGACTGCTCTCTATACTAAAAAATTCAAGTACATGGTAATTGCTTTTGGGTGCTTTGTATTGATCAACGATTTCTATGAAGATAAAGTGTTGTGGTCGTACTTTGTAGCTGGGGCTCTTTGCGCAAAAATCAAAGAAATAAACATAGAAAAAACATCACTTAGAGCAGTTATATATATAGTTTTTGCGTTTTTGTTTTATATGTCATTCTATTTCGATGTAAAACAATATAGCTTTTATCGATTTATCATGATATCACTTATGTTTGCGTCTTGCGTTGTGCTAAAACCAAGGTTATTAAGCATTCCGTCTATCGCTTTCTTAGGGGAAATTAGCTATAGCATTTACTTACTGCATCAACCAGTGCTGCATGTATTTTACAGAATAGCCTCTAAGTTTGTTAATCTGTCTGAAACAAACACAACTCAGTTAATAATATACTCTGTGATTTGTCTTTCAATAACGATCTTAGCATCTGCATTTACTTATAAACACATAGAGTGCAGGTTTAACAAGTAGTCACAGTCCCTACAGCCACTTTTACATAGTGGCTGTAGATTGTTATTTAACATCTATATTACATGATACAGAAATAGCCCTTGCAGATCCGTTAGATACATCTGTCCATCTGGCGTATCTTGTTGTTCCGTCAATGAATGTTAATAAAAACTTGGCGGTGTTAGCAGAGGTTACTTCAACATAAACATCATATAGTTGTTTTGCTGTATTTGCGGTTGCATAAAAGAAAGCATCTAGCCCTCCCTTAACTGCCCCTCCAAATCCATTTCTCACTCCATACATAGGAGCAATATTAACAATTACATCGCTTGATGCAGATGATGTGGCTGTTATTGTTGTCTTGATGGAAAAGTTTAATGTGTTATACCAAATTCCAGAAGATAGTGTCTGTAATGAAATGGTAACTCCATTTGCAGGAGCGAAAGCAGCTCCTGATGTTGAGCTTATGCCAGCGCCATTACGCATCAATTGTGCATATCCATATCCAATAATATGATTTAAAGCTATTCCAGAATTATTTTCAAATGATACCCATATGTCAGTTGCGTATTCAGGATTACTAACTGAAAGATCTTTATAGGTTACACCTTGTGATGAGGTTATTACTGGTAGGGTGCTTTTTGCCACCATATCATTCTTAGAGCATGAGACGATTACACCGTCAAAACTGGTATCCCACGCATCATTTATCAAACCTACACCACCATTAGTTCTAGATGGACCTGAACTAGAATCTCTTCTTACTGGAGTGTCCAAAATTAGATTGGTGTAGGTAGAAAAGCCTCCGTTTTCAGTAACCCACAATCCCACATGCATTTTACCCATTAAGCCAACACGATCATCGATAGTATTCCCCCAAGAATGAAACTTATCTAAGCTATTACCACTCCTATTCATTTTACCGCCATATGCGTAACCAACAGGGGAAATTTCCGAATACCAAGTATCCGTAGTATTACTGTTTAATCCTATTGATTGTTCCGCTCTAGAGTTGGACACAACCATAGTAAATTTACTAACTTTACCTTCATAGCATAATTCATCGTAATAACCACCATTATTGAAACCAATAATTGCCCCTCCTTCATACGTATATCCGTAGCAATGTCTAACGCATACACCAATAGCATTCACACCGACAGCATAGTCAGATGCCTCAAGATGCAGATTATAACAATTCGTCTTGTTAGCTAGCGTGAAATGATCGGTATTATCGTATACAGGCGTGTCGGCACCACCATCCATTATATACGCATATGTTGAACTCAAACCGGCAGGAACAATTGCACGATGATTATTCCAGTAAACAGTAACCCCAGGCTTATGCATGATAGGAATTGTACTAAAAATGATGTCTTCATTCACATGAAGAACGCCGCCGCCACTTTCTGATATCTCAGTCATAGCTGCGTTAAATGCATCTTCTCCTATTCCCCAACCACGTAAATCACCATCATCTTTCCATTTCTGTATAAGAGATGGGATAAGATAATATCCATCTGGTCCTGCAAGATCCTGCCTAAGTTGGTCAGGGTCATACTTCAGCACATTCGGAAAATAGAACTGCTGCACACCGTACGCATCATAAACAGCCATAGAATGGCCTTGCACAGTTACGAACTTGGCAATCTGTCCGTTATATACAGGATACCCGCCAGCGTTAATGATGATTGGCTGTGCAACAGGAACGTGAGAACCGTCTTCGTTCTCAACATAGACCTGAATCTGGTTTTCAGGATTTACCGGGTCAGTGTCAATTTTTCCGATATAAATTTTGCCATTAGCCACGGCTTTAAAAGAACGCGCCATAGTGAAGAGTTGCGAAGGCATGCTTACCACAACATTTGCGGTGATATCTGACATTTCATTGCTCCAGACGAATGATATGATGCAACCATGATGTGGTTGCATACCGAAATGGTACTATTGAGTATTTATCCAGTAGGTTACGATGCCATTCCACCCAACTGGTGAGGCATCAAGGATGTACAGCAAATACGATGAGGCGCAGTTTCACTTGAGACTTCCGCATGAACTCCACGCGAAAATTAAGCAGCGTGCGAAGATGAATAACAGATCGCTGAACTCAGAGATAATTGCAGCGATTGAAGAATCGTTGGCTAAACAAAGCTCTGCATCCGTTTACATTGACGATGCAGAGCGTATGGCAGAACAACAATCTGATATGGTTAAGAAAATGGTTTTTGAAACGCTTAAGACCATGTATAGCAATAATAAAAAGGAAACATAGAAATCTAGTTTCCGGCTAAAATGGCATTGCCTTCATGCTATCCTGTGAAAAACTAAGGAGAGTTAACCATATGAAAAAATCACTGTTAATTATCCCGCTTCTGCTGGTTGGATGCGCAAAAGTAAGTGACTATCAAGCAAGTTGCGAACAACGCTATCAAAAGCTTAGCGATATGGCTAATTGCCTTGATGCCAGTGTGAAGAACGACTCACGCATGGCATCAGCACCAACACCTAAACTGTATGTCCTTGCTGCAAAGATGCTCGGGCAAGGTGTCGATGAAGGCAAGATAAGTGACGCACAGGCAAGACTTGAGCTTCAGAATCTTTATGTTCAATTACAAAGCCAAGAACAAGCACAACAAATAGCACAAAGCCAAGCATTCCAGCAGGCTTTATTGAATTATCAGGCTGTAAACACAATGCAAGCGATCGAGCAAAAAGCGAGACAGCCTGTTATAACTCAACCCTATCCAACACGAGTTGACACTTACACAAACTGCAATTCAGGGTTTGGAAATACAGTCACATGCAACAGTAGCAGTAACATCAGATAACAATCAGCAAAGGTATCGCCTATGCAGAGGGATACGATAAACCTCGCGTTCTACATATTTGGTTTTTGCACGTTCCTGGTGTTTGAAAAGCTATTCTGACAATGCATCAGACTTAGCCCCCTGCGTCATAGCGTTAATTGCCTTTTGTGCCTGCTGCATGGCTTTCTCAAACGCTGTTGATCCTCGTGGGGTGTTTGCCATTCGGAGCATTGCATTTCTGAATGGCTCGCTCTCATAGGCGCGAGTAAGAAGTCCGTAGCTTACTGCTGCGCCAGTTGTCGCCGGGTTCATTGCCGTCCCATACCCGATAATGAACGGGATGGTTTGCTGCCCTGTTGGTGTTGTTACTGCCGCTTTTGCTGCCTGCTGAGTGGACTGAAGGTAATTTTTCAATCCTTTCAGATAAGCAGCGTCCTGCCCCTTAAATGTGATGCCAGTCTGGTTTTGCAGGATGTTAAGCTGCCGAAGGAACTGGTCAGGGGATCCGCCAGATTTCTCCATCGCCTTTCCAATGATGCCATTGCGCATTTGCGCCCTGCCAACACGACCAACTGAGTTATACAGCGTCTTAATTTCCGATTTGTTCTTGCTGAATAGCATGTTGTTGACAACTTCCGGCGTCAGGTCGCCTTTCATGAGAACATTCTTCAGCCTGGTATTCTTTAGTTTCGCCGCTTCGTCAGCGTATACGGCATTGGCCTGCTGATATTTACGGAGAGTATCGTTGCCAAGATTCTGATTAATGGCACCATTGATATCGTCTGTCATCGCCTTGTAAACGCGCTGAATGGCAGCATCGGAACGGTTTGGTAACACTGGTCGTTCCCCCTTCACGTCCATTCTGAACTGGCTGCGCAGATCGCTTAATTGCTTCAAATCCAGATTTACCGGACCATCAGGACCAGCATTGCGAACAAGCTCATCACGATAGGACTGAAGTTTTGAAATAGTCTCGTTATCGGCGACCTTACCAAGCTTCTGCAGATTAGATATTTCTGTATCAATCTGCTGAATTGCTCGCGCAGGCTGAATGTTTACTCCAGCCATAGCATTCTGAACCTGCTCCAGTCGATTACCTGCGGCACGACGAATTCCTGATGTTTTCGCTTTAAGGCTGTCAATAACAACCGCTGGATCATACTCACCGAATTTATCAGCAAATCTCTGCACCAACTGGCTTCTCGCTTCCTGTTGCGTTGCTCTCATTCCGCTTGTGCCAGCCAGAGGGATATTTTCTGCTGTAGTCTGCGCCATTTTCCCGACGCGGGAAGTAGGCTGTAACAGGTCTGTGGTGTGCAGAGGAACGCCTTCACGCTCTGCAAATCTGATAGCCTGCTGTGCTTCTGGCGCGATAGAACCACGAACACCACGATAAGCAGCACCTAATCCACGTCCGGCAGCGTTAATAGCACCGCCAGCAAGTACACCAACGCCTAAATCGGTGGCGAGTGCTTCCGCATCATCTTTCGCACTATTTGCAGCAAGTGATCCAACTGCGTTTTCTGCTAGAAGGCGAGTTGCCCCCTGAGCAATTCGACCAGCAAGTGTTGGTGCCTGTGCTGCCGCTCTCTCAACGCCAGCAGGAGTGAGGTAAGGCAATGCTTCAGCAAATACCCTTCCCTCTGTCGTTTGTGGAGTCAGCGCACCTTGCTGAAGGCCAAAGTCCTGCTCTAATCCCTGCGTTGTTACTCGTGGCGCTGGGTGATATGTCCCATCGCCAATTCCGAGTTTACCGCCAGCCCAAGCCGCCGCGCTTGTTACAGCATCGGCAACTGATGCAGGTATGTTTGCCACGTTCACGCCAGCCTGCACCAGTCCGCGACCAGTTTCTTTCACGGCTTCACCAAGATCAGACACAAATCCACTTTGCTGTGGTTGTTGCTGTGCTTCTGGTTGTTGTGTCTCCACTGGCTGCACAGATGGCAATGGATAGGCAGCATAGAAAGCTTGCTTAGCCTGCTCTGCATTTTCTCCGGCTTGCGGGGCCACGACTTCATTGAAGTATTGCTCCTGAGCCTGCGCTTTTTGTTCTGGTGCTAACGCCTGATACTGTGGAGAGGCGATAACATCTTTCCATGCTTTAGCCATTAATCACCCCATAGTGAAGAAAAGTTACTGCTGGCTGCTGGCTGTGATACCTGTGCAGGTTGAGATTGCTTCCGCTGAGATTTACCAACATTAACGTTATATTGTTGGTTGTAATTGTTGGTGTATTCCTGAATCTCACGAATCGACTGCTGCATAGCCTCCGGGCTTGAATAGTCAACCTGCGGCATCCCCTGAAAATACATCTTCGCTTCTGCAACGGTGTTAATACCACTGGCACCCATGTCCCTTGCTGCCGCCACACCCTGATTCTGCATTCTGCCCTGAATACGTTGTGCTGAGTTATATAACTGGCGCTGCTCTTTTCCCGTTAATCGGCTGCGAACATCAGCACCAATTGCTGGATTACCTGCACCGCCTGTCATTCCTGTCATGAAATCGAGAGCAGAAGCGTCTGCATTTGCGATCGCGTCGATATCCTTCTTCATGGCATAGTTTTGTGCTGATGCAGACGATGTTGCCGGCGCAGCGATTGAACTGGCAGGGACGCGAACCATATTCCCCTCGTTGTCGATACCTTCGTAGAACGCATTAGCCCCAGCGCCATGAAGCTTCCCTCCTACCGTTACAGTTCTGCCATCTGATAACTGAACTGTACGCTCATCATTCCCAGCGGTTCCTCTTGTTGACGCTCGCTGCATTGCCAAATCCTGCCCACGTCGCGCAGTAGAAGCAGATAAGTCCTGACCGCGCATCGTGATGTTCTGACCTCGTGCTGTTAGCGCCTCTCCAGCCTGATTGCTGCGGATTGTCTCTGCCAGCCTGCCTCGGTCAATTTCACGACCAGCCATCTTGTCCTGAACATTGAAGTAATCAATCGGACCAAGAGCAGCCATCCCAAGGTGATCAACAAACTCACCAAATCCTGAAGGATTCTGCTGATACATCTGAGCAACGCTGTTAGGGTCAACACCGACGCGAGTCAGTTCCTTGGCGTTGTTTTGCAGCCATGATTGCATTGCTTCTGGAGACGATGCCGCAAGGCGTGCGCCAGCCGCTAAGGTGCCGATAGAATTGCGTTGGTCTTCATCAATGAATCCCATGCCTTTACGAACGGATTCAATCTGGTCTGGATATTGAGTAGCCAACTGACGCAAAGCACCGCGATCACCAGACGCATAAGCATTAGCGTATGCCTGCTGAAATTCTTTCTGCCGCTGAGCCTGCTTTTCCTGCTGAAACACCCCGGTAATACCTGAAATGCCTTGCAAAGCAGTCAGCCCAACATTGTTAGCGCCTGAACGCTCAATATCATTGTTCTGCCTGATAAACTGAAGCGTATTGCCGATCTCATTTACGCTCGGAGCGTTTGAGTTGACGCCGCCGATACCAGCTAACAATCCGCCATTTGATCCTTGCCAAGTAGCCATGATTACCCCTTAAAACAACGAGCCAAGCAATCCGATACCAGCACCAATGCCAGCGCCCCAAGGCGTTGATGTTCCCAAAAGGCTGGCAAGACCTGCACCGGCAATCGCACCAGACGTGCCACCGCTAATTGCAGTCTGAAGACTTGATGGTTTATTGGCATTAGCAGCGGCAAGTGCTGCGCTTTGCTGTGCAATGCTGCTCATGTTGTTGGCGTATGTCTGCCCAGCGTTTGCCTGACCTTGCAGCGCACCAAGCCCAACGTTTGCCAGATTGTTGTAATTGCTCATCTGGTTTGATAACCAAGACTGACCGAGAGTCGGCGCGATCGTAGCCAGTTGATTGCTTGTGGCTGTCGAACCAAGCCCTCCCGTAGCCTCCGCAGCAGCAAGACTCTGGTAACGAGCCTGACCTGCAAGGTCTTTATACTGCTGAGAGTTGTAATACTGATTAAGTGCCTGACCCTGTCCTTCTAAACTGGAAAGATTCTGAAGCTGGTTAACATACTGCTCCGCAAGCGGCGTGAAAGGAGCAAGGTTTTTCATGATCGTCTGCCACTGCTGATTTTGCAGGTCTGCGGCATACTTCTGAGCTTCTGCTGCATACTTTGCGCTTTTATCAGAGCTGCCACCTTTCCCGCCTTTTTCAGGGCAATAAGGTTCCTCGCCGCGCAGTTTTCTGCCCAGCTTAAATGCATATAACATGGCTATCTCCCGTGATTCAGGAAGTCGATTAGTTCTCCGCGTGTGGCGCTGTAAAAAGTCACGTCATCCACGCCTTTAAAGTATTTCTTGATGGTTCCGACACGCTTAAGGCCAATCATTGCGCAGTAAATCTGCCCGTGGCGGAATTTGCGTGCGGCGAACGATGTGACGCACTGAACGGTGGTGTTAGTCAGAATGTATCGCCAGAACGCCAGCCCAATTTCCTTGCTGAAGCCGCGAATCTCTGGCAGGTACATGGCGTGGCAATCGAATGTTAGCGGCTGAATCTCCTGATAGTAAACAATGCCGCCGAACTGCCCGTGCACGTTCACCTCAAAGTAACGGCAATCAGGTTTGTAGTCGTATCCATCACCGTTGTTGCTCCCGGCAATAATGTCAGGGTGATTTCCGACTGCTTCGATCAGGTCGATGTTTCGCGTTGGTTTGAACTGAATCATTACTGCTCCGCAATGATTTTGATGGTTGTGGCAGTAAACGACGCACCATTCGACTGAATGGTTAACGTGCTGCCATTTGTGGCAAGAAAGCCGTCTTTATCCACGCTGAAAAACGTAGCTAACAGGATGTTATCGGTTGTTGTCGCCGCATTACGACTGCTGACCAACGTGTCAGGAACAGAGCCGGAAAAGGTTAGCTGCATTGATCTGTTGGCGGTTCCGCTGGGCCACGTCCCGACGATCGACAGCTTGAAGAACAAGGTTTTGTTCTCGTTGAACACAACCATCTTGTTGTTAACGGTGTCGAAGAATGGTGCCAACGAGCCTGATGACGGCGTGAGCGTTTTCAGCAGGCTAACAAGGTTAGTAGGCGCTGTCGGAATAGTTACAGATACGCCAGAGTAAACAACCTCTGATTTCTTGCGAGTAGTGGCATACTCCAGGGCATCGATGCGCGTTTCATGGTCTGAAAGCGTGTTTTGAATAGCGACAACTTCATCCGTCAGGTAATCAATATCGTTTTCTGCTGTCGTTAATCGTGAATCAAGGCCGACTATCGCCGCTTCTGCGTTAGTGATCCTTGTTTCGTGGTCCTGTATCTTCGCTTCAGCCGATGCCAGTCGAATTTCGTGATCGACCAGAATCACATCCTGCTCATCGTTCCTGACTTGTGCGTCATAAGCGCCCTGTCCGGCCTCGTTGGCCTTGTTCGCCACGTTACCAACATCAGTACCCTGTGCGATAACGTACAACAGATATGACTGCGAGAAGATATTGCGTGGAAGGACTGATGTGTCGAGTCGTGTAGCCTGAATGATTACCGGCTCATTGAGATTCGAATCAGCCATTACTCGATCCTTATCTGAGCGCCAGACAGAGTGACAGGTGACTTCGTGATAACGCGCAATTTGAAGCCAACATTTTTCCTGATGCGCCCTACCCGCTTCCACAAAACGCGTTTGTCGTAAACGAACGGTTCATTCTGCTCAATCATCTGCTCACGCCCGTAATTGATTCCGTCAGTGGTTGCAGAGAGAAAAAGGCGGTCGGCGTACTGCGCAACGCCAGTTGAAGATTCAACTTCAAGGTCGAAAACTCTGGCGTTATCTGCTTTGAACAACGGAGTAAACAGCAGGTGTTCCTGCTGCTTGTCGTACTGGCTGCTGATATCGAACTGCAATTTCCCTGTCATCGATTCAAGCTTATCGCCGCACGTTATTTGGTTGCCTTCGTAAATGAAGTCGATAGCGCGGTACACATCGTCATACAGGCCTGTTTTCAGTACACACCATTGCGGACCATTGGCGCTTGAAGATGCGTCGTATACGAGGACATGGCGCGCAAGATGGATAATCAGCAATTCATGAGCATCAAACCGCAAAGATTCCATCACGCCATCAGCCAGTTCATCAGCAGTGTAGGAGCGGAGGATTTTCTCAATGCTCGCGCTGGCGATTGGTGATACCTGACCGGAGCCGATGATGTATACAGACGGAGCACCTGTTGCCGGATTGCTGATAAACGCATAGGAATCAGCAAACGGCGTTTTGCAGTAAGTTCCGGCAATGCCTTTCTGCACCATCAGTGATGGCTGTGCGACATACAAAGCGGCACCAACGGTGGTTGCCCCAGTCAGGGAAAAATATTCAATCGTCGATGAACCAAAGCAGACGATGAAGTCTCGCCATGTTCCGATGCCGAGGATACCGTCCGGCTGCGATTCTGCGCGATATTGTGCGCTGTAACGGTCAGGATGCGATTCGTCTTCAGGGTCAGTGATAAACCATGAATCCGTGCCGTCTTTTGACCACGCATAACGCCCACGTAAGCGTGTAATGTCGCGGACTGAGCCTAACTCATACTGAGTAAAACCGCTGTCTTTAGGCCAGTTTGAGACGGTTTTAACCGTGCCATCATAGCGATACTCGACCAGTTGACCATTAACGCCTACAGCCTGAGATGTCCGACCATGAGCCATTGATACGCGACCACTTCCGGAAACATCACCGACTTCGCTTTCGCCCTTATACAGCTTGCCCCCACACACGCGATAAACAGCACTCTGCGCCATGTTGTACTCGACGCCGCGAGATACACCGTTCACATCAGAACGTTTGGCAATGCCCGGGAATGAGCGAAGATATCCGCTGCTGTTGAGGATTTCTTTGGGTGTAGCCAACATATTCACTGGCAGATAGTCGATATAGTCGGCGTTTCGGAAGTCTTTCCCGACACCTTTCATAAGCGGAAGTTGCTGAATCGACATTATTCGCTCCCGTTATCGCAAGGTTCCTTCCGGTGGAAGTAATTCCAACCTTTCCACTTCGCCAACTGATTACCGCTACCAACAGGCATACGGTTTGGATAACCGGACTTACATTTAGCGGCTTTTGCTCTGTCCATTGCAGACAGTTTGACGAGTCGCTCTTTCCCGTATCTGGCAGTGGTTATAAGTTTTGCAGACGCTTCCAGCGCATAATCCGGAGCAATGCGGCAGGCAAGGTTGAAAATGACGGCATTGATAGCGTTATTTGATAAACCGTGTTCATCGCCAGGATCTGGAGCGACATCTGCATCAGCGAAAATGTAGCCAACGTTGATACCTGGTGACGCATCACCGCCAAGCCATTCAGCCATCATCATTTCAAGGTCGTTGACGCCGTCTTCCATAGACTGCGGTTCGACATCGGTTAACGTGGCATTTGATGCCACACCGAGCTTACGTAATGCCGCAAGAACTAAATCACCCTTCGTTGTCAGGTTCATCTGCTGCCGCCTTAGGTTTTCGACCAGTCTTTTTACGCTGTTTTTCTTCTGGCTCTGCAATGGCCGGACGCAAACTCAGGAGTCGTCCAAGAACATCATTTGCTTCATGACCATCCCACTCTTTCCCGAACTCAAGCTCAGTACCTTCAGGAAGGAACTCGATTTCTTCAACAGGTAGGTGATAAGTGATTTCGCCTTCTGGAGTGGTGATACCAGCAATGATCCAGCCATCCCACTCTTCACCGTCACTGTGTTTGCGAGACCACCACGAAAGCTCAGCGTAAGCATGCATCAGCGATGAGAAGAGGCGCACTCGGTGAGCGTAAAGCTCGTTAAAAGTGTGATAACCGTCGGACACTTCGCCCATATCAACTGGGGAAGTTTCACCTCCGCCAACACTCCCAATTTGATCACCAACAAGAGGATCATCAGGAACATCGTCAGGGTGCTTATACCAGCCATTTGCTAAGTGCACAGCTACATCATCAGGATCAACGGTTTTCGTTTTCAGCTTGCGTCCCCAGATTTTGGTATCTCCGCCAGCCTGAAAAATCATTACGCTCATTGGTATCTCCAATAGAAAAGGGAGCCGAAGCTCCCTCTGGTTATCACGCGGTCTGGTTAGGCAGACCAACACCAATTGCCTCTGGTCGTACAGCACATGCTGAATACCACACAGCAATACGGCACTTACCAGACAGAGTGTTGATATCCCCCTGCGTTGCGAAGATGCCGTTAACACCAATGCCAGGAATGCTGAAGGAAGACGTTTTCATACCAGCAAACAGTTCATGGGTTACCGGGATCGGCTGAGACAGCAGACGGATTGAGTCATCAGCCCAGAACACGTTAGCGGTGGTTGTTGCCACGTTCAGAACGTTTACCGGAGTGGTATTAGCAAGAGATGTGTTTACATTAGCGTAAGCCTTCTCTTCTTTTGTCAGTGACGCGTCATCCAGTGCAATCGGCTTCGGCGTGATTTCGATGTGAGTACCATCGATCACACGGGTGATTGAGAAAGTCGCGTCATCAGTCAGCACGTTCTTCGCCATCTGAGACAGGAATTTCACACCAGTGAAGCTGATTTTGTCGCCGCGCTTAAATCCGGTGGTGGAGGATACGGTCACCGTTGCAACACGGTTGTCGACGTTCTCTTTGTTACCATCGGTATCAAGGGTGTATGCCTGCGGCTTAAACTTCTGCGCACCAGAAACAGTTACACCAGTAGCGGTTGACTTGGTAACTGCCGGAAGTTTCGGTGAGCGAAGGATTTCATCAAAGCCAGCAATCTGACGCTGAATAGTACCGTTGCGATACGCTTCTTCAGGAACTCGCCCGAAGATGTCGCCATCTACCAGGTTGCGGCCTGCTTTGCGGTAATCGTCAGGGTTCAGGAAGTAACTGATGCCCATGTCGCGGTTGAGTTCGCGGGAGAACATCAGGCGCTCTGCATCAGACACAAAATCCCAACCAGACAGGCCAGTAGATGGACCAATTGCGCGGGTATCGTGAACAACAAGTGAGCCCATTTCGGTTGCCTGTTTGGCAATTGCTGACTCAATGTTATTCGCCAGTTTTTTGGCGGATGCCTGGATGCGGCGACGGTAAGAACGCTCATCACGCAGGTCATCTGCACGAAGCTCGAAGAAATCGTTATCCGGATCGCCCATGTTGCACTTCACGGAGAGTTCCAGAATCCCGGTTGCGTTGCCAGTTAAATCCCAGCCAGTCTGAGTTGGCGCTTCCTGCTCAACAGGCATCCACACGGTGTTGCTTGAACGTTGCATGGATTCTGCCGGAGGGGTGTATTTTGTCACTTTGGACGCCATTGGCGTCAGGTTCTGGACGGTTTCGATGATTTCATCCAGAGCATACGTGACCAGTTGACCTTCATTTAATGCCATTATCGAATTCCTTTATTCAGTTGCGCCTTGAGCTTGCGGTATGTCTCTACATCCCCTTTGTTTGCTGCTGCTTCCATCTGCTTTTCAATCGCAGAGATATTTGCAGCAACAGCGTGTCCCTGAATGGGTTCATCAGGTAACGGGGCTTCTGAAACAGGTTTGGCTCGAGGCTTGAGAGTTAAACGTTCTGACAGTCGAGTGAGTTCAATCAGCGCGGATTGCCCGTCCATCGCCAGCAACTGGCGTGTTTTCTCAGGATTAGCACCAAGGTGATACATGAGAGCAGCGGATTTCTCCGGGAAGAGGCGCATGATGTCGGCACCGACTGCTGGCGGCACCAGTTGCATGAATGCATCCTCTTTCTCCTGATAGTCAGGGATATTGAGCTTTTCCGCTGCGTCGTAGTGCTTACGGGCTGCCTCGACGTATTGCGCTGATTGCTGGGTGAACTCCTGAGTTTTGCGACCCTGCTCGGCGACAGCCTGGCTTCGTGCGTCCATAGCCTTGATCTGCCATTCACTGTTTGCCTGCTGGAAGGCAGCCAGTGCGCGGCTCTGGTCATAGTCGTACTTAGCCAGTGCGTCTTCGGAAAGATAATCGTTAGGGTCTGGTTGTTTTGGTAACTCAGGGTTCACCCGCAGGTGCTCCGGCAACTCTCCCCGCTTAACCGCTTCCATCTGTTGCTCAAGCTCACGCTGGCGTTTGCGTTCGATGCGGCGACGGGCAAATTCAGCATTAGTTGCCGGGTCTTGTTTTGGTTTCTCATCGTCTTTCAGGACAATCTCGAAGCCTTCTTCCTGACCTGCGTTGTCGTTGGCATTATCGACAACTAAGCCATCAGCAGATGCCGCTGCATGATTGCCGGGCAGGGTTAATTCTTCAGAAGCCTGAATGTCGGTGGTTTGGTCCATGATTAACTCTCTCTTATTGAGGTGTCTCGGCTACTCCGCCGGAGGGGATTTGAACTTGACGCATAAGATTCGCGAAATCCATGCGTTGTGAATGAGTCTGGTCTGCATCTTTAAGAAGCAGCTCAGCGTTAGCACGAGCATCTTTGCTGCGCTGTTGCTGGAATTGACCTACGAGCTTGAGGTACTCACGCAGTTCTGCCTGCTTGTCGAGGTCCATATTGTTGAAGATTTCCGCAATCTTCGCGGCGTTGAGTTGGTTTTGGGCTTCAACCTTGGCGGCTTCAACCTGAATCTGCGCCTGTTGGTTCTCTGCCTTGAGCAATTCAGCCTGACCTTGCAGAAGGATACCCTGCGCCTGAATTTGCTCTGCTGATGGCTGCTGCGGCTGCTGTTGAGCCTGCTGTACCATCTCCATCTCTTCAGGTGTTTCTGGTTTCTTCAGCCCCATCATCACCAGTTGCTTGTTCGCGTACTCTCGCATCATCTCGACGCCTTTACCGTCAAGCAGCGTGAAGTATTGCAGCATCAGCATCTGGAACTCTGGAGTACCTTGCGGAACCTTGGTGAGTAACTCCTGAATCTCTGCGCGGTTCTGTTCCTTCATGCTCTGGAAGGATGGCCCAACGTCCGTATAGCACTCATAGCGACCACGAATGTCGTTGAGTGTGACCACATTACCGGACTGGTAATCGACAACTTGCGCGTAGAGTTGAACGTCTTTCTCGCTACCATCTTCAAGTGTCAGCGTTACATGACGAGGAACGTCATAAATATCGTTGACCATTGAGGCATAAATCTCGCCATCACGTCGCATTGCGGTAGCCAGGTTATCCTGAAACACGTATGTCTCAAGGTCTGCCCGCATGTTCAGTTGATTGACGGTATCGAAAGCGACCTGAGAGTTTGCTGCCTGCGCATCCACACCAAGACTAGCCACCTCTTTCACTGAGTTGGTGGCAGCCTCAAGCATATAAGCGTTGGCTTGCGGCACTTCAGGGTTTTCCATGTAGGAGATTGGACCAATCGGCAGGTCGTTACCGTTTTCATCGGTCCTGTTCTGCAGATAGTACGGATAGTCATCATTTCCACCGTACATGTATTCGTAGCCTTCGATTTGCTCAGGGAAGAAGGTCGGTTTCTTCTTCGGTGAACGAGCAACAATATCGGCGTTGAATGACATGATCATGTTACGAAGGCGTTGACCGTCTTTCGTCAGCCTTACCACTCCTTCGTAGCACTCCTTGTCACCAGCGAATGACCATTCGCCATACACTGGAACGATTGGGATATGCTCTCCAGCTATCTTCTCGCGGTCTTTCAGTATCTGCGTGCAGGTGATGATCGACTTATACACACGCCGACGCTTGACCTTACGCTCTGCTACCTTAATGAATCCACGATTAGCCAGGTCGTCGATGACGTCTTTGATATCCTGCTGGTAATAGCTGACTGGCTCACCTGTCAGCGGGTCGCGGTAGATGAAGACGTTCTCTTTCTTCTCTTCTACCTCGTAATACTCAGCGACGTAGACGACATCATTCGATACCCACGGAAACAGCCATGTATCGTTCGGATTCTGGAAAGATGGCAAGGTATCCGGATCAATACCGTAATCCTCAGCGAACTCTTTCCAGCCATTGCGTGACAAGGCGTTAATCACCGTGCAGTGCTTAGCGTCGCTCTTATCCATCTGCTTGCTGTTGGCGTCCCATATGACGTGTGAGCAGGCTTCATGGATTGGCAGGCGTCGGATTACCTGATTGTTGCTTGTTGGGTCGTTGTCTTCGTACTGCGTGACCAGACGCCATGCACCAACGCCGGACTCTATCTGCTCACGAACGCCAACGTTAACGGCAATTTTTGCCGTGTTATGGCGCATATCAGTACGATACATCCCCATCAGCACATCGGCAGCATCAGGATTAGCTCCGTCTTTTGGTCTGAATAGAACGTCGATAGGGTTCCGGCGCATCTCTGCGACCAGCTTCCTGACCACCGGGCGAACAACATCAAATTGTCCGCGATATTGCAGGGTGGTGTAGTTTGATAGCCAGTCATCCCATTGCGACACTCGGCTAAAATACAGGTCATTTGTCGCCTCGGTTCTGGCTTCATCGCTCGCCATCCAGTCTGCGTCAAACTTACACAGAATGGAATTGAGTCTGTTTTCGTCGGCCATTTAAGTTCTCCGTGCGATGGGCCTGATTGGGGCTGGTATCTTTTTCTCTTTTGGTTTTTTGATGTCGCGCATCATTTTTGCGAAGCGGCGCATCATGTATGCATAGCGAACGGCGGATAGCACGTCGTCGTTAAGCTTGACGATTTTCCCGTTTTCATCACGGTGATAGAGGCGGAACTCCTCAAAGAATGGCTCACAGGTGTTGAATACTTTGAAGCGACCATCAAGCATCATGTCGCGCAATTCAGTGATTCCAGGCTCAACAGCATTACCGCCATCAGGCCATGTCGCATGATCCTGCAACATCATAAATCCAGCGTCTGCATACTGCCCTTTGAGCTGCTCACCGCCGCCCTTCTCGTGCTGGTTTCCGTCATGAGGCCATGCGGTTGGCACTTTATGCGCCCATGATTTAACAGCTCCCCATGCCTGAACAGCTGTTTTTTCTTTCGCCTTCCACACGCGTGAAACGTAGATTGTGTCTGCGTCCTTATCCCACCAAAGCTGAACCTGCGCCTGTGGGTGATCCCATCCGAAATCCATCCCGCCAATTACGTAGAAGTGATCAGGGCACTCGAACGGCTGACACTTAATCGTCTCTTCCGGTATCTGGAAGATTCGACCACTACCCATCGTAGGAATACCGCGAGCACGCGCCTCTCTCTCATGCTCAGGATAAGATGCGATGATTTGCTCTTTCTGCTCGTCGGTATAGTGCTCAGCGTCGTAGATGGTCATGTTGACCACTTTCTGAGACTTGCTGGGATTCTTCAGGAACTTGGTAACAACGTCAGACATCCCCATCAGAGGGGTAAACGTCAGAATTGAGAATTGCCCGTATTTGTTTGTACGGGTAAGCCCTTCGCCATAAATGCTGTATGGTGGCTCTTCGTCAAACCACACGCCGTGGATTGTGTCACCCTGCCAGCGAGCGCGGCCTTGCGAGTATGGTTTGAAGTAGCAGATTGAAATGCCATCTTCAACGCCATCAGCCGTGTGATGCTTAACCAGAAGGTGATCAACAAGGTTCGGAAAAAAAGGAGACTTCTTCCAGCTAATGATGTCCTCTTTCGGTATGGAACCGTAGCCCGGCTCGTCATTCTCTTCGATACGACCGCACAGGATGCGTTGAGTCGTTTTGGTTACAGTCTCGTTTGTCTCGCCGCCAATCCAGAAGACAACAGGCTCATAGAAACGCTTACCTTTCCACTCTCCGCCATATTTCCCATCAGCAGGGTAGCCTTTTGTGCCCGGATAACGCCCGGTAAGGTGAAACGCGACTTCAGCAGCACCAGTAAATGACTTACCAAGCTGGTTACCAGCCATAAAACAGCGCTCTGGATAGTCATGCCCGGCGTCGATGAACTCACGCTGTTTGCTGTATGGCGTAAATTCATATAGCAGGTGTGTGTTCCGGTAGTTCTCTTCTTCTTCGAGTAGCTCGAGCAACTCGATTTGCTCTTCGTCGCTCAGGTTATCAAGAATCGCGTCCAGTTCCACGGTTGAATAGCTCCTTGATACGAGAGCGTCGCTTATCGCGATCTCCCTTATCAGGTGTCACGTCTTCAACTTGCGACTGCTCTTTGAGGCCCAAATCACGGGCGATGATGTTAGCGTTGAGAAGGTCAGCGGCTGCGCCAGAGAATTTCTGGTCGTAGATGACCTGCTCTGCTCGCGTAACGACTTCAGATAAATCTTCTCGCAGGCGATATGTGCGCCATGTTTCAAGAGTCACATCAATGAACAGAGTGAGGCCTGTAATGGTCATCGCTCGCATCTTGGCGATAGGTTCTTGTATCACTTCACCCTGATACGAGAACGCCTTCATCTCCCATAGCGGGTTAGCTTCCACCCACTCGAAGTATTCACAACAAGCAGCCCACAGCGCCTCAGGCGATTCGAATTTAGGGTTTCGCCCATGACTACTGCGGGCCTCCCAAAATCGGTTGCCCTTTGGTGCTGCCATATTCATCTCACTTATTTGTTATTTCAGGCTGATGACTCTTTCGCGCCTTCAATCAGTGACTGCTTCAGCAATTCGAGTGTGCCAATCGCCTCGCATAAACTGATTTCACCATCGTAATCATGGATGACGCTTTCCAGCCTCTCGTATAGCTCTTGAGTAATTGGGAATTTCTTCTCCTTACCAAGATCAACGACGCTTGTCATAGAGGATTCCTATAATTTTGAATATCCAGACTCAAATACCTCAGCAGGAGAATATGATTCATATCCATCCTCATAGACAACGTAATAGCCTCCAGACATTGGTCGGTGCTTACAGATATATTCCGCGCTAACATCAAATGCTGCGTATTTCTTATCATCCGGATGAATAATTGCCCCATAACTAGAAGAGCCAGTCTTACCAGACTGATCTGGGTTTGGCTTATGTTCTATAGAGCCAATCTTCAGGGCGCGAACTTTTTTGTGGCACTGGTATCTCGGCATTTCTTGTTCAGTCATCTCTTACACTCCGGTAGTGAACAGGTCTAACGCTTCCTTCGATTTACGCACCGCTTCGATAGTGCGGGTCGTGACATCTGAATTAGCGCCGCCTGACTGGAAGTGAATTTTGAATAGCTCAAGCTTCAGCTCGTCAGTGCCAATGAATTGAAATGCTTCCTCTGCGGCTGCGTTCTGGTTCATGACCAGTTTGTAAATTTCTAACTGGAATTTCTGTTCTTCAGTCATGGGAATAATCTCTGCCATTGTTGGCTCCGTTTATCCGTTAAAAGGGATATCAGTTAAGTTATCCCGTGCAGGGTATAAGCCATTGTCGAGACCACTCATTGAATGGTCTCTGCAATAACCGATGTCTTTCCATCAGTCCGCCACCACAAAGAATCTTTTTTGCCATAAGGCTGGAGGTTCATCTTTCAGTGGCTGCCAGTGTTATTTCCCCACTTTCTGGCTTGGGTTGTTTCGCTGTACTGCCGTAACTGGTGGTGCACAGATTTAGTTAAATCTGTTCTCGCCTGAACTATCTTTTACATACCCGGATTGTGGGGATGTAAATCACGGTTTCATTATCAAGCCCACCCGTAGATGGGCTTTGGAATGGTCACTTTGGCAGTCCGGGGATCGATATTTGCGCCTGCTGCTCAAGCCTTTCGATTCTTGCTATGAGTTGCGGTTTTTTGATCCTGCCCCAGCGGTTCAGCAAGCGTCCTGACATACTGGCAACATCCTTTTCCTTCATGAACTCCAGCATTAACTCGTTGTGCTCTCTTTGGTATGAGTGAGCCATCTCCATCAGCCTGTCACGCATCCAATTAAATGCTTTGATAAACGCCTCTTTGATGGCGGCAGCTTTTTTGCCGGTAAACGACATGATGATGTACATCGCGCCGTCTTTGGAAATTTCATATTCAACATACTGATTACCCTTGTGTTCATAGGTAACCCGCGAAAAGTTGCTGGTTAGAAATTCATCCGAACAGTCTAGCTTTTCGATTTTCTGAATGATGTGGTGATGCTGCTTGTCGAAGTAAGCTGCTACCTTGCGGGAGGTTGTGATCACGCGATCACCAGAAACAACCACCATGTCCCGGAAATCGAGATTAGCCAATTGATGATTCATAGCGTCTTTACCTTTTAGAAAGTGAGCCTGTCTCACAGAAAAGCCGCCCCGAGATGGTCGCCACCATATACGGCAGTTCTCAGGCTCAACTTTCTGAAAGGCTCGGGTGATGTAATATGCGCGTGAGATGCGCTGTGAAATTCAGATGTAAAAAAGCCCCGCATCGCGAGGCTCATTAAATGGACTTTGTGATTTGCAAAAAAATTATTTCAGGCACTGAGTCCTGATGTACTCCTGCAGGTAGTTAACCTGCGCGGTTATCTTGTCGATTCCACTTCTGAGACGGTAATAATTGAGTTCAGCATCTGCTGTAAGTCTTGGGCTTTCTCCATCGCCCATGCTGCTGGCTCCGGTCGTTGACTTTGCACAGGTGGCGGCGACTTGCAGGCGCTTACGCCCAGCAGAAACATCAGCACGGAGGCTTTCGATAGTCGCGTTAGCATCAGCAAGCTCCTTTGTGTATCTGGCGTCGAGTTCTGCTACATCACGTTGACGCTTCTGCATATCAGCGATGATGGATGTGGCTTTATCGCGCTGCTCTTTGTAGGTCATGGCGTTATCACGGTAATGATTAACAGCCCATGACAGGCAAACGATGATGCAGATAACCAGAGCGGAGATAATCGCGGTTAATCTGCTCATACCTCAATCTCTCTGACCGTTCCGCCAGCCTCTTTGAATTTTGCAATCAGGCTGTCAGCCTTATGCTCGAACTGACCATAACCAGCGCCAGGCAGTGAAGCCCAGATATTGCTGCAACGGTCGATTGCCTGACGGATATCACCGCGATCAATCATCGGTAAAGCGCCACGTTCTTTAATCTGCTGCAATGCCACTGCGTCCTGGCTTTTGGGGGAGAAGTCTTTCAGGCCAAGCTGCTTACGGTAAGCATCCCACCAGCGTGAAAGAAGCTGATAACGTCCGGCTGCTGTTGATTTGAGTTTGGGGTTTAGCGTGACAAGCTTGCGAGGGTGATCGGAGTAATCAGTGAATAGCTCTCCGCCTACAATGACGTCATAACCATGATTTCTGGTTTTCTGACGTCCGTTATCAGTTCCCTCTGACCACGCCAGCATATCGAGGAACGCCTTACGTTGATTATTGATTTCCACCATCTTCTACTCCGGCTTTTTTAGCAGCGAAGCGTTTGATAAGCGAACCAATCGAGTCAGTACCGATGTAGCCGATAAACACGCTCGTTATATAAGCGAGATTGCTACTTAGTCCGGCGAAGTCGAGAAGGTCGCGAATGAACCAGGCGATAATGGCGCACATCGTTGCGTCGATTACTGTTTTTGTAAACGCACCGCCATTATACCTGCCGCGAAGGTACGCCATTGCAAACGCAAGGATTGCCCCGATGCCTTGTTCCTTTGCCGCGAGAATGGCGGCTAACAGGTCATGTTTTTCTGGCATCTTCATGTCTTACCCCCAATAAGGGGATTTGCTCTATTTAATTAGGAATAAGGTCGATTACTGATAGAACAAATCCAGGCTACTGTGTTTAGTAATCAGATTTGTTCGTGACCGATATGCACGGGCAAAACGGCAGGAGGTTGTTAGCGCAGCCTCTTGCCACCCGCTTTCACGAAGGTCATGTGTAGAAGGACGCAGCATAACTATCACTGATGAATTCAGGACAGCCAGTGGCTACGGCTCTGGTTGGGTTGTGGCGGTCGGTGCTGAACTCCGACTTAATGACGATAGGCGTGTACCGACGCCTCGTTTTACTTCCTCCGCTTTCACGGCTTCACCCTAGACCAGCTTTACGAAATCCTCGTAAACCTAACCGCGGCAGATATGACCGGCACGGTGTGCCATATCACGGACCGGCGGGTGTCTCGTTCACCTGATTAACGCATCAGCCTGCGTATTCACCACAACGATAAGAGTACTGCGCGGCACCTTTCACCAATTCCGCGAGGTCTGCGGGTTCAATGCTCTTACCTGTTGTGCAAACAAAAAAGCCACCGTTGCAACTTAAGAGTCACTAACGGCAGCTTACCTTCTAATTATGGCTAAATGGATAATTGCATGTCAAGGCTTTTAACAGCAACATGCTTAACTTTCTCAACACGTTTACGCATTTTGAAAGCATTTTGCATTGGCTGGTACAAAACAAATAACGACGCTTTCAGGATGTCGTCAATTTCGTTTCTACAGGTTGCCAGTGAAGGTTTTCTCCATCCCTCGCCACCACGTCCACACATCTTGCGTGGCTTTGCAGTCGCGTGATAGTAGGATGCAATTGCTCGCTTAGATGAACCATGAGCGTAGTAGCTGAGGAGGATGCCAAAGGCTTTCTTGTCAATGCACATGACGGAATCGACGACCTGAGAAATCAACATTCCATCATCATCATTACACATTGGCCTTGTCATAACTCTTCCCGGCTCTACGCTCTCCATGAACTTCGCTATTACGCTGCTCATGCGCTTTTCCAGGCGACCTGAGTAAACCCATGCACCCCACAGTTCAAGCCAGCCATTCAGCCAATCGTGCTGCTCTTTGGTGAGGTTTAGTTCTCTTATGCCCACGCGCCTTCTCCCTGTACCTGAATCAATGTGAGGTTTCCGCAGAACACTGCGCCGGTATCGATATACATCTGGTTGGAAAACTTGAGTGGTTTCACTGCTGGCGTATGACCAAAGATGAACGTGTCCGCGCCTTTGATTTCTTTCACGATCCCGTCTTGTGAGTTGCTGATTCGTTCGCGGTTCCAGATTACCTGCTGATGATCAACTGGCTTTCCAAACTCGTATTCGTCACAAGGATAATCGGCGTGGCAGATGACATATTTTTTATCTTTACTCACCAGTTCGATGATTAACGGAAGTTCATCTGCTTTATGGGCAAGAGCTTTAGCCAGAATTTCTTTGTCGTAATCGAGATTAAAGAACCAGCCACCGCCATTAAGCAGCCAGTGATTGACGTTTCCGCGCTCTGATAAGCCATCAATCATCATTTGCTCATGGTTTCCACGTACAGCTCTGAACCAGTGGAATGTGATTAATTCCAGGCATTCAACGTTCTCTGTACCGCGATCGACCAAATCGCCAACCGAGATAAGCAGGTCTTTTTTGGTGTCGAATCCTATCGTCTCCAGTTTTTTCATCAGGTTCGTGTAGCATCCGTGCAGATCGCCAACTACCCAAACATTTCGGTATTTGCTGCCATCAATTCTTTCGTAATAGCGCATCTCTTTCACTCCATCCGCGATGAACCATGAGAACGTCGTTGACGATGGCGTGCATTTTCCCGTCTTTATCATCAGCGTATTTTCTTACCGTGCCGCGACTACATTTCAGTCTGCGTGCTACTTCTGTCTGGTTTCCGTATGCTTCAACGAGCATGTCGGGAATGGTTTTTACTGAGAACGTCATGCGGCCTCACTTCTGCTATTTCGCAGGTCTTTGAGTTTCTGTTGGTACTCTGCCTTGATCGCCTTGCACTCTTCGATAGTCCAGCGATGGCGGTTATGGTTTGATTCGATTTCGTCTACTGCTTCCTGCCCGATGCGGCTAATCAGTTCGACGCGATACGGAACGAGATTTCCGCTTTTGTGCTGGTTGCACACCACGCATTGCTTGTGAATATTGCGTTCATCAAATCGGAGTTGAGGTGCCGCAGCAGTTGTCCGGTAATGTCCGGCATCCCACTGAGCAGACGTGAGCGTTCCGCACGAGATACATGGTAAGTCGCGGTCTCTTTCTCTGATGAAGGCGTTTACGGCTTGTTGGGCTTGTTTAATCCAGTAACTGCGGGGCTTTAAGGCGAGTTTTCGAATCTTAAGTTTATCTTTCTGTTTCCGCTCCTCTCGTCGTCGTTTCTTCTCTGCTGTTTTTTCCGCTTTTTCGCGTTCTTTGCTTCGTCGTTCGAGTGCTAATTGAGTTCCGTGTTCCGGGCAGCACCACCACTGATTTGAGAATGCCGGGTGAAACCATTCCTTGCATATTTTGCATTTCCTTCGCGCTGGTTTAGCCATGACGTCTCCCCCATTTCTCTTGGCATCTCCTCAACCACACTCGCATATTTTGGCTGGTAATATCGGTATGCTCTCCGCTGTATTCCTTTTGTGAGTGCTTGCATCTCACATAAACAAATACGGCAAGCAATGGATATGCGAATAACAAAATAAATAACAGAGCTGTAGCAACAGATACTTTCACAAAAAATGCAGGCAACTCTCTGACCTGATAGTCTGGAAAATCCAAGAATTCATCGATTATGTTGTTAGCAACATTGGTAGTTGCAATACATGCGACTGACAGACAATCAAAATAATTAAAGTCATATCCAGCCGCAGCAGCCCATGTTGGATTGTCTTGAAAATGTTTAAACGTTATTTGTCCGTATCGGCTAATCACCATCGTCTTCTTCCTCGTACATTGAGCTATTCGGATCGCTCATCAGTTCTGCGCAGCAATCGGAGCACACGTGAACTTCCAGCACATGCAGCTTCTGACCGCAGTTAGCGCACGTTAAAGCTCGCTCGACGCTTTCTTTCTGGTATTGAATGGATTGGGATGGGCTAAGCATTATTGGCGTCCTGCAGCATGAGAAAGACAATCATGGCGGCGCGGAGTGGATTGTCATATGCGACACCAACATTCGGTCCGGCATCATCAAACAAGTCCCTTGCGTTGTCTGTGGCGCACGGCATTGAGGGATTGTCTAAAATTATGCTGATGTTGTTTTCAGTGATAATCGGCCATGCGTCTGCCGGGTTGTTGCAGTAGTCAGCTGCCGCTATGCAGATATATTCAGAATTAACTTCTGCAACAATCGTTACTCCTTCCTTGCTAGGGAGATTTCTGGCAACAAATAGACCATTCCTGTCTTTATAAATAACCTCTGCTACTCGCTTGTTAATTTCAAAATCACTTAACTGTGAATAATCCATTGTCATTTCCTCGCACGATGTCTTAGCCACCGGATATCCCACAGGTGAGCCGTGTAGTTGAAGGTTTTTACGTCAGATTCTTTTGGGATTGGCTTGCGTTTATTTCTGGAGCGTTTCGTTGGAAGGTATTTGCAGTTTTCGCAGATGATGTCGGTGAAAATTCGTCGCTGTCGTCTCATTCGTACCTCCTGTCGGTAAATCTGACACCCTGACCAATAGCCCATGCTGTCGTGTACTCAATCAGACTTGCCATACGCTTCACACTCATCTGCGCGCTACTTTCGCGAATGTTGACGTATTCGCCTTCAATCCCGGGCAAAACATCAGCTTCCTGCTTTGTTGCCACTGCATGACCGCTGATCAACAAAACCTTCCATTGTTCTGGTTTTAACCATTTATCGCACCATTGAACCTGACGTGCGATATCCGCCAGCATCGCGTGAAATTTTGCGTTCTGGTCAAGGTTGCGCTTGTAGTCAGTAATGCGGATGGTGACTGGCTTGTCTTTATCGAGTGGTGTTGCGAGGATGGCATTTATTGCAGCTTGCTGTTGTTGCTTAGTTCGGAGGAAGATTGTTTGCTTCATCGTTACTCCTTCACTTTGACTCCAGCAGCGCGGATGTTTTCCTCATAAGCATCCATTGCATCACCGAAGCCATTGGAATAATCAACAGTAAACCCTTTGGCTAATGCTTCTCTGCTGTCGATAAACTTTGGCGCGGTTATTTCAATAGCTGATCGCGATGCCTGCCACGTTTGCCAGTGGCCTTGAACATCGACCATCACGTATTGACTACCAATATTACCGCTGCCAATTTCATGGTGATTTTCAGGGTAACGGATAAGGTCTGAAGATTCGCCTCCACGTCGCAACCAACTTTCTTCAAACTGCTTTCTTGATTCGTCCATATCAATCCCCGTTAGTCGTTTCACTCACGAATCTGACAAAACCAGCCATGTTAATTTGCATGAGTTTTTTCAACACTTTGTCTCGTCGGCTACGTTTTGGTTTTGGCCTGTGGTTGAATCTTTCACAAACTGGAAGTCTCGATGATTTCCAGTACCTATTACGCCTTGCTCCATCTTCAGCCATATCGGCATGAATAAGGTCTGCGAGTGTGCTCATATTCACCTCTTCCAGTTACATTGGTTTTGTAATGTTGCTAGTCATCGTTCGAATAACAAAATGCGTAAGTAACCTTGCTTTCCACATGTAAATCTCTTCAAGGCGAGATAAATCTACGAATACCGGACCTTTGTAATCTGGTCTTGATGCCCTTATGTATGAGCTAATAGTTTGTGCATCTTGCTCGTCCAGATTCATGACTTCCCTCTCCCCCAAATAAAAAGGCCTGCGATTACCAGCAGGCCTGTTATTAGCTCAGTGATGTAGATGGTCATACGTCAGCCCCTTGTGCATATCGTCTGCCACGTGCAGCAGGTGCATTTGATGCTGTGCAAATCTGTCTGGCTTCATCCTGGTCACATGCAACAAAGTGTCCGTTGCAGAACCGCTGGTAAACCGTACCAAGTGAGCCAAAACGGTTTTTTGTCACAATGATTTCAGCAAATGGCGCGGCGCTACTGTTCTCGTCATATACCGCTTCCCGATAGAGCATGATGATTGAGTCTGCGTCCTGTTCAATGCTTCCTGAATCACGCAAATCTGCGTTTGTCGGGCGTTTGTTTGGTCGCTTCTCAACATCGCGCGAAAGCTGACTCAGGGAGATAACAGGCGTTTTCAGGTCTTTCGCCATCGCCTTCAGGCTTCCGGAGATGTGAGCAATTGCGAGGTCGTTGCGGTCTGCTTTCGGCTTCTCAATCAGGCCAAGATAATCCGCCATGATGAGTGAGAGGTTTGGATTTTCCTGTTTGTGCCGTTCTGCGATTGAGCGTATTTCTTCGACCGATAACCGCGAGGCATCGACTACCCATACATCCAAATCTGCAAGCTGACTCATGCCGTTAGCAACACGTGCCCAGCCTTCGTCATCCATCGATGCAGGATTTCGCAGTACGCTAACCGACATCCTCCCGGCGTTGGCAATGCTTCGCTCTGCAATCTGCAATGCGCTCATTTCCATTGAGAAAATCAATACCCCGCGCCGGACGTCAGAACCAGGAATAACGCGGCTTGCAACACCTTCGGCAATCTTCAGCGCCAGTTCGGTTTTCCCCATACCAGGACGAGCGGCGATAATCATCAGGTCTTCCGCGTTCATCCCTCCGGTGATAGCGTCAAGTTCTTCGATTCCGGTCTTCAGGGTATCGGACTCTTCTCCGTTCCTCAGACGCCTGTCAAGCGTGTCAGTGTAGTCAGTGATGATTTCCCCTAACCGTACAGGTTTAACCTCGTCACGGGGCTTTCTGATGACTGAGAGACGCTTTACAAGCTCATCCATCGCCTGACTCGATGCGTCGATGGTTCCGCTCTGAATTGGTTCACGCATTTCGTCCATGATTTCCAGCACCAGACGGCGGTGATAGTTATCCGCGACCATTCCGGCATATCCCTTCAGGTTTGCGGCACTCGGGCAGTTTTTGCTGGTCATCAGGATTGACGTGAAATGCTCCTCTCCGCATTCCTCAGCAACCATCAGCGCGTCGATTAGGTTTCTGTTTCGCGCCTGCTTGCGGATAACCTCGAAGGCTTTCCGGTAGAGCGGAATTGAAAACGCTTCCGGCTCCAGTGTTGCCAGAACGTCGCTGGCGGTTGGAGTTAATCCACCAATCAGCAGGCCACCGATAACGCTCGCTTCGATATCCTGTTTCATGCAATCCCCCTGTCTGCAAACTTCCCTTCCCGTACTCCCGTTAACGAGTCTTCCCTCAGCAGGTAATCAAAATCGGCCGTCCAGCCCGTGTCGTTGTCTCCGAAGTAAAACGGCTTGGCCTGATGCACAAACGCCCTGACATACGCTCTGAAACCGTCCACGTTTGGCGTTTTCAGTTGCGGAATGATTTTCTTCAGGCGACGTTTGCGTTTCTCGTTGACCGCAACAGCGTGCGGCAGTCTGTCACCGACTTCGGTGTTGTAGGCGTTCAGGAAGGATTCGTAGTCGATGCGTTCTGCCTTGCGACGTTCAGGTTTAACCTGCCAATCGCCGCCCCCGTTAGGGGGTAAGGGGGTATTTGTATTTATTGTCTTTTGTATATTGTCTTTTGTGTTTAGCTGACTTGGCTTATACCAATTAGCTGACTTGGCTAATGTTTTATTAGCTGTTTTAGCTAATGTTAAGCTGTCCTGGCTAATCCACTGAGAAACCACCTTGTTCACTCCGATTTTCACGCCATCAGCAATGAGGAATTTACGCTCGATAAGCTGGCGCTTGGCAGCGCAAACATGAGTGTGATGAATACCTGTCATGGCTGCTATCTGCGTGTTTGTGAGTCGATCCATCGGCTTATTGAATCCGTATGTCTTGCGCATGATAGCGAGCATCACCTTCAGCTGCCGGACGGTTAAATCAGCCATCAGCAGACTGTCGGTAATCTCGTTAGCAACGCGCATGAAACCATCTTCGGTATCTGCCACGCGATGCTCCACGACCTCCAGTTGAGGCCTGTAATCAGCTAACTTAACGACGCCCATGTTTCACTCCTGCTTTGGCTAGTCTGTAAACACCAACAAGGCGTTCTGCGAACGCCCTGTTATTTGCTGCGGCTACCACTAATCCCTCAGGTGAATCAGGGTGTCGAATCTCTTCTTTTTCCTGGTATTTCTTACGACGTTTTGTCATAATTACTCCTGTGGATTGATCCAGTAATGACCTCAGAATTCCATCTGGATTTGTTCAGAACGCTCGGTTGCCGCCGGGCGTTTTTTATTGGTGAGAATCGAAGCAACTTGTCGTGCCAATCGAGCCATGTCGTCGTCAACGACACCCCATTCAAGAACAGCAAGCAGCATTGAGAACTTTGGAATCCAGTCCCTCTTCCACCTGCTGATCTGCGACTTATCAACGCCCACAGCTTCCGCTGTCTTCTCAGTTCCAAGCATTGCGATTTTGTTAAGCAACGCACTCTCGATTCGTAGAGCCTCGTTGCGTTTGTTTGCACGAACCATATGTAAGTATTTCCTTAGATAACAATTGATTGAATGTATGCAAATAAATGCATACACCATAGGTGTTGTTTAATTTGATGCCCTTTTTCAGGGCTGGGATGTGTAAGAGCGGGAATGTCTTAAGCGGCTTTACCGCGTTTAGTTCCGTACTGTAACCAAACCGGATCACAGTTAAGCGCCATAGCAATCTCAAACAAGAAGCGCGGTCGCTTGGTTACTCCAGCTTCAATCAGTTGAATTGATTGCTGTTTAACACCGGCTTTGGTTGCCAGTTCGGTTTGCGTCATTTTTAACGCAATTCGCCTCTTCTTGAGGCGTTCAGAAAGAGTTTGCATATCGCCTCCATCAACAAACTTTCTTGTATTTTCATACAATGTATCTTGTTTGTCAAATACAGTTTTTCTTGTGAAGATTGGAGGTAAATAACAGAGGTGGCTTATGAGTATTTCTTCCAGGGTAAAAAGCAAAAGAATTCAGCTTGGACTTAACCAGGCTGAACTTGCTCAAAAGGTGGGGACTACCCAGCAGTCTATAGAGCAGCTCGAAAACGGTAAAACTAAGCGACCACGCTTTTTACCAGAACTTGCGTCAGCTCTTGGCGTAAGTGTTGACTGGCTGCTCAATGGCACCTCTGATTCGAATGTTAGATTTGTTGGGCATGTTGAGCCCAAAGGGAAATATCCATTGATTAGCATGGTTAGAGCTGGTTCGTGGTGTGAAGCTTGTGAACCCTACGATATCAAGGACATTGATGAATGGTATGACAGTGACGTTAACTTATTAGGCGATGGATTCTGGCTGAAGGTTGAAGGTGATTCAATGACCTCACCTGTAGGTCAAAGCATCCCTGAAGGTCATATGGTGTTAGTAGATACTGGACGCGAGCCAGTGAATGGAAGCCTTGTTGTAGCCAAACTGACTGACGCGAACGAAGCAACATTCAAGAAACTGGTCATAGATGGCGGTCAGAAGTACCTGAAAGGCCTGAATCCTTCATGGCCTATGACTCCTATCAACGGGAACTGCAAGATTATCGGTGTTGTCGTGGAAGCGAGGGTAAAATTCGTATGATCAGGATTGCGGCGCTACTCTCAATACTCTTAACTACCAGCGCCAATTCTGAATGCTGGATTGTCACAAACCTGCACGGGTACGGGGCAATGAATGGCGATCGTTACGAGTTTACAAAAGACAGCACGGAAGATTCCGTTTTCAACGTAACAATAAATGGCGATAAATCATCAGTTTATGAATCAGTTTCTGGCGTCTATCCAGAGATGAAATACACTGCTTTGTCATCGAACACTATGGTAGGAGAATACCAGTCTGGAGGAGGCATAACCGTTGAAACCTGGTCAATCACTACAGACAAAAAAGCTCTTTACTCCAAAGTAATGAATATCCCAGGTATGCAACAACTTACATCAACCAAATCCTTTGTTGGTGATGTAGTCGGAACCTGCAACCAGTAATCCCCACCTCAATTTCGATAACCAAAAAACAAACTATTTTCCGTTTAAAAACAACGGAGTTTGTTTTTCACTCCTCTTTTTACAATATTTCTTGTTTACAACATACAATCTTTCTTGTAATTTTAAGCCATCAGCAGGACGCACTAACCACCATGAAGGTGATGCTCTTAAAAATTAAGCCCTGAAGAAGGGCAGCATTCAAAGCAGAAGGCTTTGGTGTGTGTGATACGAAACGAAGCATTGGCCGGAAGTGCGAATCCGGATTAGCTGCCAATGTGCCATTGCGGGGTGTTTTCGTTCAGGACTACGACTCCCACACACAACCAAAGCTAACTGACAGGAGAATCCAGATGGATGCACAAACACGCCGCCGCGAACGTCGCGCAGAGAAACAGGCTCAATGGAAAGCAGCAAATCCCCTGTTGGTTGGGGTAAGCGCAAAACCAGTTAACCGCCCTATTCTCTCGCTGAATCGCAAACCGAAATCACGAGTAGAAAGCGCACTGAATCCGATAGACCTTACGGTGCTGGCTGAATACTACGAACAGATTGAAAGCAACCTGCAACGTATTGAACGCAAGAATCAGCGCACATGGTACAGCAAGCCACGCAGTGAAATGGGTGTGACTTGTGTTGGTCGCCAGAAAATGAAATTAGGCAGCAAACCACTTATTTGAGGTGATATATGGAAGAACAAGCAAACAAGATTCTCGTAGAACTACTGCAAAAAGCCAGCAATGGAATAGACGCGGCTGTTTCATTTAGCCAGGCACAGATTCCTGATGTTGTTCATCAGTTGCTAATATGGAGTTTTGTCCATAGCGCACTTTCCCAAGTGACTGGGTTGTTGCTTTTAATTGCAGCAATAAAACTTCCTAGTTTTGCAAGAACGGCAAGAAATAATGGCGAGAGATGGACGTCTTTCGATGGATGTCCAAATGATAGATATTTTATATCTTCGTTTTATTACGATATATGCACCGTATTTGCTCCTGTATTTGGCTCAATTATTGGCGTTTCAATTATCGCCTTCAATTTCGAATGGTTGAAGATTTGGCTTGCACCTAAGTTATTCCTAATTGAATATGCAGCATCATTGGTTAAGTAATTTCAGGCCGCATAGTCGGCCTTTATTTTTGGCATAAACAAGAGAATAAACACCGCACTGAATTATTTGAGGTGAGATATGACAAAATCATGGAGCGTACCTTTTCCTGAATCAGAAACTGAACATGATGGAATGCCTGTTTTCTGGAGATTCCAGGCGACAGTTGAAGAAGATGGAATCAAAATATTCGCACTTCAATATATAGCTTTTCATCAGACAGAGCATTATGCATGGTTGGTTCCTGCGCATTGGATTGTTAATTTTAAACCAACACCAAATCAGTGGTTACAGGAATGGAAACAAAGGAGAAATAGATATGCAATTAAGAAAGTAGCAAAAAATGCAGAAAGATCTTTTGCATTCCCGACGAAGAAACTTGCCATTGAAAGTTTATTGCGCCGGAAGAAATACCATTTAATGAGAATCAAACAAGATTTGGCTGTTGTATCAACTCTTGTTGATGGGATGAAGAATATTGATACATCAACACCAGATATTGAATATAACTTTGGACACAACCAAGAAACAGAAAACTGGGTGTCTTATTAGTACGAATAAGCACTGTGCATTCATTCCAGCGAGTGAATACACGGAGCAATGTCGCTCGTAACGAAACAGGAGCCGACTTGTTCTGATTATTGGAAATCTTCTTTGCCCTCCAGTGTGAGGGCCTTTTTATATGCATACCAATAACGCTTCACTCGAGGCGTTTTCGTTATGCAATCAAACAGAAGGAGCATCCTATGCAACAGTTCGCTATTGCAGGGGCGGCATCGGTTCGCCCTTTCAACCCAATTTTATCGGTGCAGCATTCACGAAAAAATATTTTAACCGGAGCAGACTTTAAACAACCTCGCGTTAAGAGCTTGCTGGATCGTCTTGTTGAGTTTCTGAATCAAAAGGTACAGCCATGAAAAAACCAACTTACGAAGAACTGGAAGAAGCCCTGAAAGAACTTAGAAGAATGGCTTTCGCCCGACGCACTAACTCTCACAACTGCGGCCCATTTCAGTACTCTGATTTATGCGAGGACATCATTGAGGTAACTCAACTGATTAAGGTCGTTAAGCAATGAGCATTGCGGATACATGGTCAGACGAAGAATTCATTCGTCAGATGAAAGAAATGCTCAATCAGCACAAAGAACAGGAGAAAGATGATGATTCTGACTCTGAATGATAAGCGTGAAATATCGCAAATCATCGCAAGTTTTACCGATGATGATTACGAACGAATCAACAGTGAAGTTGATCGCCTCTGCAAACGTTGCGACCCAATAAGCGAAATGCTTCGCTCATATAAACCAGATGAACACACTAAGGACGCTATCGACTGGCTGGAAGATGATGACTGTAACTATCAGGAAAAAGCCGCTGAATGGTTCTGGGATGCAATAACCGAAAGAGTTAAGGCTGAATATGCCTTCGCAATATTCAAACGTAGACATATTTATGGAGAAGCTGCATGAGCAATATCGTTGAATTCGTTAAACAGCAAGAGCAGTTATTCTGCGGAGCATTGACTGAACAGACGGTGACATGGGCTAAGGAAAGCCAGTTTGCAATTCAGTATTTCCAGAAAAACGATTACCTGGCTAAAACAGCACTGGCAAATCCAACCAGCGCACAGAACGCCATCATCAATGTTGCGGCGATCGGCATCACCTTAAACCCGGCCAGCAAACTGGCTTATCTGGTTCCTCGCGACGGCATGGTGTGCCTTGATATCAGTTACATGGGATTACTTCACCTTGCACAGTCGACAGGATCAATTAAGTGGGGGCAATGCAAACTGGTGTACTCAAACGACACCTATGAATCAAACGGCCTTGATTCAGCACCAACCCACAAATACAACGCATTTGGTGAGCGAGGCTCTATTGTTGGTGGTTATTGTACGGTTAAAACAGCAGATGGTGACTACCTCACTGAAGAAATGAGTCTGGCAGAAATTAAAGCTGTGGAAGCAACGAGCAAGGCAAAGAATGGACCGTGGAAGACATTCTGGGAAGAGATGGCGCGTAAAACAATAGTTAAACGCGCCAGCAAATACTGGCCTAAAGCCCAGCGACTGGATAATGCCATTCACCTGCTTAACGAAGATGAAGGTATGCATCAGGAACCAGTTATGCCGCACAAATCAGAGGAAGATATCCGCGAAGATGAACGGAAACGCCAGCAGGAAATTATGGAAAAAGCACAACTTCTTTGTGATGAAATGGCTCAGGCAGAAAACATGGATGATTTGAAGCGATATTTTGCAGAAGCATATCGCCTGACATCTGGAATGAAATTGCAGCAGAACGTACAAGCCATTTACATAGAATGCAAAGCGAAACTGGAGGTTGCCAGTGAGCAAACTATATGAAATAGCCAATGAATACGCAAAATTGATGGATTCAGATTTAGAGCCAGAGATGATTGCTGACACAATAGAAGGCATGGAAGGAGAATTTACCGATAAAATAGAGCAACTTCTTTCCGTCATTAAAAATGAATCTGGTTATGCTGAACGCCTCAAGGAAGAGGCAAAGTCGCTGAATGAGCGAGCCGCAGTAATTCAAAATAAGATTGACAGCATCAAATCATATATAGCGTCATCGCTTGAAATGGTTGGCAAGAAAAATATTCGAGCAGGTATTCACCAGGTAACAATCCGCAAACCGTCAGAAATTGTAGAAATCATCGACTCAAGCGCCCTTCCTCCTGAATACGTTGAGTTTGAAACGACAATTAAAGCCGACAAACTGGCAATCAAACACCAACTAAAAGCAGGAATAAATATCCCCGGCGCTCAACTCAAGGTTGGGAAACCTTCACTTCTTATCAAATAACGGTATCGCCCATGAAAAAGACTCCTTGGGAGAAATGGGAAGTCGATTTCTTGCGCGAAGTAGCGGCAACAATGCCAGTTGAAGTTATCGCTGAAAAACTGGAAAGGACTGAAAAAGCAGTAATGGCGAAAGCAACAAGGATTGGCGCTGACATTGTTAGCCGACTTCGTGGAAGACGCTGGACAAGAGCCGAAGTATCACTTTTCGGTAAGTTCTCCGCAGAAGAAATAGCAATTGCAACCTGCCGCTCAATTTATTCAGTAAGAGCTATGAGATACAAGCTAAAAAAACTCGATGAAGAAAGAGCAGGCATACGAATAAATTAACATGGAGTAATTAACAATGAAGCTAAACATAGACCTAGGCAAATATGTTATTACCGGAACCAAACACGACCTGATTCTTAGTGAAAGAGGAATTATCAAAGAAGGTGAGAATGCGGGGAAAGAAACACTAAGCCGTATCGGTTATTACAGCAAGTTTGAGCATCTGGTTAAAGAATTATGCAACCGTGAAATCCTGTTATCTCAGGCGCAGACGCTACAGGATATTCAGCAGCATATCGAAACTTTAGGTATGTCACTTAGCATGGCTGTTGACCAGTTCGCGGAGAGTAAATCATGAGAGGACTTGCATACAATCCCGGCATTCTTCCGGCAGAAATGATTATTCGCCAACGCGTAAAGCCAATGCCATCGAGAGAGGAATTGCTTAAGAGAAATTCTTTTCCATCAGTGAATAAAAACAAATATCTGAATGCGATGTTGCGCAAAGGAGGCAGCCAGTGAGTAATTCAGCACGACTACAGCTTGGTTTTTCACCGCTATCAAAAACTATCATGCTGGCAAAAATGCGCGATGTTGAAGGTGGGCGTATGCGCGTTGGCAATGATCCAGGTCGTGATGTTACCAATGAGGCTGCTCAATTGGTGTGGCAACTGGTCATGGCTGAAGGTGGTGAGATAGTGTGGGAGCTGGATGATGGTTCTCGCATGGTGTTGAAGGCAGAAAAGCAGGAGGCAACCAGTGAGCAAGATTGATTATCAGGCACTGCGTGAAAAGGCAGAGAAAGCAACGTGTGGTGTGTGGTCGCTCGAATATGGAGATGGCCGATTTGATGGTGATGATGCACTAATTCATCGCGAGGCTGCTGGATATATTCCCATTTGCAGAATTGAAGGAGCGCATCCTGAAAGCGGTTTCGATGAAGATTTCCAAATGGAACAGCAGGCCAATGCTGAATTCATCGCCGCAGCCAATCCAGCTACCGTGCTGGCGCTGCTGGATGAGCTGGAAGCCAAAGACAAGCGGATTGCTGACATGGAGGCGCGGGAGGTTGTACTGCCGCGTGCGCACGATGTTCACCCATTAGGGCCGCAGTCGGCGAAAATTTTTTGTGAGTTTCACCGGAGTATCGTGAACAGATGCGCCGATGAGATTCGCAAGGTTGGTGTCAAAGTCAGCATCAAGGGGAATTAGGGATATGGCTGAACTAACCAAAGAATGGCTGAAGCAAACTATCGCTGAATACGAAGCCTATCGTGATGAATTACCGTTTGGACTGGATACCAACAGTGCCATTGAGCTTCAGGCGTTCAAGTTGGCGCTGGCATCGCTGAAAGCAGAACCAGTTGCTTATATTTTCAAACATCCGGCTGGAAAATTATTCTGGGCTTTAACGGATGAAAGCAATAAAGAGCAATCGGACGTTATTCCTGTTTATGCCGCCCCTCCAGTGCCAGTAGTACCTGAAGAAAAACCAATGCCTAACCCTATTAAAATGTACGCGGTTGATGCTGTTGCCGCTATTGCAGAGGTGAGAGGCTGGAACGCCTGTCGTGCCGCTATGCTTCAGAGTCAAGGTAATTGCATTAAGGATGGTTGGATAAGCTGTAGTGAGCGAATGCCGAATACCAAAACAGCCGTTCTTGTTGCCGTGGAGTTTGACAGGAAAGGTGACTGGCGAATGAAATGGGCTACTTACATCCCGGGGCATCCTGACGCTAATGATGGGTGGATAATTCCTGGTGCGTCGTGGAAACCGTCACACTGGATGCCGCTACCAGAACCGCCGCAGGAGGTTAAGCCGTGATTACAGCACTAGCATGGCATTTCAGTGAAAGCATTTATGGCTGGATGCTGGCAATTACAGCAATTCAGGATTTGGCAATCACATCGTTTATTTTCAGCCTGTGCAGGAGGTGAAGCCGTGAGTAAGCACATTATCAAATATGACTATCGTGACGGCGCCAAGCTTGCAAAGCATGAAATAGAGACGTGGTGCGGACATGTACCACAATTTTCAGACTGGCTTTTTCAGGATGCTCAGCATGCACTGTTGAGCATTGAGCAGGGTTCATTTCAGGTTCCGTGCAAGAATTGCCTGGCTGCAATCATCAAAGCGGCGCAGGAGGTAAAGTGATGGACTCCTTTGCGAAATATACGATTATTGACTGGATAGCCTTCCTTCAGGTTTTACTCATCTGGTTTTATATGGCTTACAGGAGTGGACAGTGGATTGTCAGTGTAGCCTGTAGCAAGGGATGGCGTTGGTGGAACCGAAAGAATAAAAAAGCACTGGCATTGGATTCGTTTTACGAAGCATTCAATCTTAACAGCCTTCAGCCTGGTTCTGTCATTGTAGTCACCACTCAAAGCGGCATGACGATACAAATTCACAAGCCAAAGGAGGAAGGTCGTGGCTAACCTGCAACTTGCCGTCAAAGGTGAATACTTCGATGCCATGATTCGCGGGGAGAAAACGGAAGAGTATCGCCTGTGTAATGACTATTGGAATAAGCGCCTCGTTAACCGTAAGTATGACCGCCTGATTATCACAAAGGGATATCCGAAGCGCGACGATTCCAGCCGTAGAATTGATGTTCCGTATGACGGATATGAAATCAAGACAATCACACATCCGCACTTCGGTGATAAACCGGTAAAGGTGTTCGCGATAAAGATTAATATCGACAATGAATAACAATCCTCGCACTCGCGGGGATTTCTTTTATCTGAACTCGCTACGGCGAGTTTTGTTTTATGGAGATGATAAATGCACTTCCGAGTCACAGGTGAATGGAATGGAGAACCATTCAACAGAGTTATCGAAGCAGAGAACATCAATGACTGCTATGACCACTGGATGATATGGGCGCAGATAGCACATGCAGAAGTAACCAATATTCGAATTGAAGAACTGAAAGAACACCAAGCCGCCTGATGGCGGTTTTTTATTGCCTGATTTGCAGGTTCGATTCCCTATTCGGAGATAGCACTCATGCAACACGAACTACAGCCTGATTCACTGGTTGATTTGAAATTCATCATGGCCGATACTGGATTCGGTAAAACCTTCATCTATGACCGGATTAAGTCCGGCGACCTGCCAAAAGCCAAAGTTATCCACGGGCGAGCAAGATGGTTATATCGTGACCATTGTGAATTCAAAAATAAGCTCTTAAGCCGCGCCAATGGGTAA